TTCTCCAATGATACAAGGCTCTAGAATCGCAACTGGTGAAACAGCACCTGACTTCCCGACATTCCATTCAACGTCCAAGAGTCGAGTAACTACTCCAGCCTGTCTTGTTTTTAAAGCGAAACTACCTCTAGGGTGGTGTGATGTGTAGCCTAATTTTTCAAAATATATATTAGAGTCGACTCGTACAACTTTACCGTCCTGAGGGAATTCACGATAATCACTTTTGGTGACAGCGTTAAATCCCATACCTGATACTAAATTCATATCTTCTGTCCACTCAGCACCGATAGCTGGTTGAAGTCCATATGCAATAAAAGTAAGGTTACGGGATTTAAATTCTTCTAAGTCTTTTAGATTCAAAGCACCGCTCGCATAATTTCTAGCGTTCGGTATTGTTTTAGGGGCAACGATTTCTCCAGTAATCTGTTTGACACCTTTGCTCCATATTGTATTTGGCACTAAAGACTTTATTTTATCAGTAATATCTAGACCTTCTTTTCCATCTCCACGAGTGAGTGCTTGGGTGAGTTCGCCTTCTATATAAGTTATAGACACAGCTGCACCATCCAATTTGGCAGTCATTATTTGTGGTTGTTTAGAATCCCAGTTTGGTTCTTCATCTTCGCCTACAAAGACTTTCTGAAGTGAATACATTGGGAAAGGGTGTTTGAATCGTTCGTCCGATACATTATACCCAACTTTATTTTCTAGTTCGGTATTTTGTACAAGTCTATCATATACTTCATCAGGCAATATAGGATTGCCTTCTGCATACATTTGATTACAATATTCTAGGTATTCTGTCTTATTCATAGATATATTATACAGAATTTTTAAGGATTTGTCAAGGATTATTTTTTAGAGCTATAAGTATATCTTGTCGAGAACTTCTTTAAAATGAGTTTCTAATACTCCTTTGACTTCTGATAGGGAGAGGATTTCTACTAACGCCTCAAACAGTCCGCGACTATTATCAAAATCTAAAGGCATGGCTATGCCGTCCTTGGTAGGTTTCCATTCTTCGTCAAAATCTTGAAAGTATTTTCTAATATGCAGATACTCTGTACCACGAAAAGTATTGATTGTTAAAAAAATCTTTTCATGCTTTTCTGCATTATAGGCTATCTCTCTTTCGTATACTGCTGGTGCGTTATGTAGTTCTATCATTTTTAAGTATTGCTCCTAAAGGTACGATAGAAGTAACCATCTCTGGCACTAACAATCTGTAAGAATCTGTGTCCCAACAGAATAATAAACTTTGATGTTGATTAGGCTTGGCTCTATTCTTCTTAGCTTGTATGTATTTATTGTCGAAGTCCATTGTACAGACGTTATACTTTAATCTACGACTGTTTTGGCTTCTATAGGTAATGATAGCATCACCTGCATCTTTTACTTTTCGGTTGAAGTCTTCCGTTTTCATATATTTCCTTGTGGGTAGTTAAAGTCTTTTACCGTCCCATCAATGGTAATATATTACGAGGTCATTCTTCGAGTTGTAAAAAAGCACGCTAACCCGAGAGTCAGCGTGTTTTTAGTGGGGTAAATTAGTTGTTAAGTTTGTTTACCACTTCTGCAAAATACTTAGCGGCTTTACCAGTTAGTTTACTGATAATCGCTGAGTCAGGTTCTAAACCAGCATCAGATAAAGCTGATGATAGTTCGTCTTGCGCACCTGCTACTGAAACTCTACCGCCGCCAGTTGAGCCACTGCTCTTGACTGCTGGAGTTTTCTTCACATAAACGCCTGCTTTAGTGAGAATCATTCTAACACCATTTGGGGTTTGTCCTAATTCTTCTGCAACCGTTTGTACAACTTCCATACTATTTTCTGGAGTTGGTTCTTCCGCAGTATACATTTCAACTGCTTGTTCTTTTAGTTCGTCTGTCCAAGTTGACATTCTTTTTCTCCTTGTTTTACCAAATTTTGATTCAAACTCATCTATAGTCATAGTATTACGGTAGCCAGGACACCAACCTGTGGCGTCTAGCATCTGATTGTAAAATCTATCACTCATTGACTTGTTTCCATTAATATAAATATATTATAATCGAATTTTAACCGTGTGTCAAGAATTATTTTCATTTAGTTGGAAGTTTTTCAAGTTAGTTTCCAATAAAATCTTAGCATAATTTCTTGAAGTTTCTTTACCAAAGTGGTGTAAGTCCCTGCCCAAATCCGTATATAAGCCTAACCAATCTTTATCCCACCAAGTATGACTAAAGTGAGCACCATATGTTTCAGCTATTTGTTTAACTGCAAGAACATTTTTTAATTGATTATACTTTGAATTATTTTCTTCAAAGTACCACAACTTCCAATAATTTCTGAATACTTCGTAGTCTTTCCAGTCAGGTTGTTCTATCCAATCCATCCATACAGCAGCTGGTCGCATAACATCTGTGTCAGTTAACAGCTCAAATCTATCGTCTGATGGCACTAAAACATGAACTATCTTTGGTTTGAGTTTTGGAATCCACTCATATGCATTACGAAAAACTGTGTCAGCACTTGCTCCTATAATTCCTAAATTACATTGTGCAAGATTGAGGGAGTCTGCTACATGAGTTGTCCACTGGTCTTTCCAAGCTCTACCCACTCCAAGAGTTTCACTACATCCTATAAACATAATTCCACCTTCTTCAAATTCAGGACTTCTGAATCCATCACTATTGAATGTGTACTTTATATTTGTTTTATCATACCCTGTTCTTGCAAGTTCAGTGGGTTGTTGTTCCATGTGGTGGTCATATAATCCTTCGGTGTCCATAGGAAACCAATCAAATACTTTATTTTTAAGATTTTTACTTTGATGTAATTTTAGACTCATTCTTCGTATATAAATGGATTGAGCTTTTTAGCTCTCTTTAATCTTTTTCTCCAATGAATCTCTTCCTTTATCTTCTTGTAAGGAAAGATAATCCATTTCCATAATTTTTTAATACCTGTAGCCATACTTCAATAACTCCTCTCTAAACATCTCTGATACGAGATTAATACTTTTAATTGTATACCATCTCTTATAATCACTTATATACTTTCGAGACTCTAATTGAGATACATCATCCACCCAAAGTTTCTTTTTATGTAAATCTTCATGCCAATGACTAAATTCTATCATGTGGTCACACTCTTTATATAAATCTGTCTGCAACTTTAGTCTACCTTTCAATAACCAATTATCAAAACCTATATAATCTAAATCATGTAAGTAATAATAAGCAGCTCTTTCAAAAGTATTTGAGAGAACTCCTATAGATTTCCCCTTGTTTGATGTAAGTATTATTGATTGTTTCATAGTATTCCGTAGTGCGGCTCCCAATACTGTAAATTTTCTTTATACCAATCTACAGTAAGAGGTATTGACTCGCTGGGATTTAGTGTATGTCTCCATCCTAAATCGTGTTCTATATCTATAGAGTTATGTGGGTAGATAGTATCATTATAAATTCTATCTTCAGTGCATACTATATTTCCTTTCCCTAGATAATCCACTATTGTCTGAGCCACTTCTAGATTTGACATAATTTCAGGGTGTCCGATGTTATAAATTTTATGATTTTCAGACTTCTTATAAAGCAACCATAGAGCTTCTGCAGCATCTTCTACCCACAGATATCTTCTTTTTGCTTCTCCTTTACCATGTAAAGTTATATCTCTACCAGTCAAAGCCTGTAAAGCAAATCTAGGTACTATATTTCTAATAAACTGTCGAGGTCCGATTATATTATTTGACCTAAGAGTAGCTATGAACATGTCAGGATACATATGTTTATATGAGTTTACTATCATGTCTGCTGCTGCTTTAGAAGCACTGTAAGGATTGGTGGGGTCTAGTTTAGCATTATCATCAATACTATCTACTGAGCCATACACTTCATCAGTACTCATCACTATAAGTTTCTTTGCTTCATTTCTTTGACAAGCATTAAGAACACTCTGCGTTCCTAGTACATTTGACTTAGTAGTTTCTAGAGGTTTTTCATAGGACAAATCAACATGAGGTTGTGCAGCCAAGTGAAAGACTATATCGTCTTTCTGTACAATTTTCATCATTATATCTGGGTCAGAAATGTCAGCAAGAAACTGCCTAACTCCTGTAGTTAGATTAATGTAATTGTAATGGTTAGATATTTTATCAACTACTACTACTTCTTGTGCTACTCTATCTCTCAATAGACTAACTAAGTGTGAGCCAATAAATCCACTACCTCCTGTGACTATAAACTTCATGTAAAGTTTCTTCTAAGTGTTTCTAATTTTTCTTCTGCACTAGCTAGTGCTTCAATGTGTTTATCAAATTCTTCTACTAAATCAGAATGTTCTCCAATTCCTACAGAATTTTTAAAATATACTTGTAAAGTTGCTTTTGCAACTTTTATCTCTGCTTCATATTTTGAAGCAAGGGCTTCCACCCATATGTTTCCTTTATACATATTACTTTTTTCCTAATAAAGATGTGCAAAATTCTTTTACGAATCTTTCTCTGTTGTTGCTTAAAGTAGGGTACATAAGTAGAGGCACTAGCAATAACGCCATAATGCCTACTATTCCAAATGTCAACCATTTAGTGTGCACTACCAGATTGTGAGGGTCTATCATTTTGCATATACGAAATGCAGGAATAAATAGCCTGTACATAATCATAACCCAACCACTCAGCCAAAATGCTAAAATGATGTCCATGTTTTTCCTTTTCAGTCTAAGACTGCTTTACAAATATTGTTGTAAGTGTTTTAAACTTCCCATTTCGTATGATGCTAAACAGTATTGTTTGCCAGCATAACTTAAATGTGGGAAGTACGTATCTTTTAAGTCGTCTTGTGTGCACTCTATTGTACTTACTAGATAGACTCTGTACCCTCTTTCTTCTGCTGCTTCAGGTTTTAGCTCTTTCTGCACTATTGCAGGATAATTTTGTCTAATTGCCCAAACCCGTTCTTCGAGGTCAAACTCATCTGCTACACATTGGTCTGGTAACATAGCGTTTCTTCTGCCCTCAAAATCTGTCATTGAGAGTTTTTGCGGTACTCCTAGTCTCTCAATAATACCTTTTATAAATGCTGGTGAGCGATATAGAGCTCTAGCTATATCTGAGATGTTGCTTCCCTCTAAATACATTTGTACTGTAGAAGTAATCTCTTGTTTTGTTGCTCCTTTGCCTTTATTCTGTGCTTTCCTTCTAGCACGAAAATCCATTGTTTCTTTAAACTCGGCTATAATATTATTTAACCTTGTTGTATTGTATGCAATATTTAATATACTACATGCTTCTTTCTTTGTTATAGGCTTTTCTGCCAATAGTAATTCAATAACATTACTAATATTCGTTTCCGTCAAGTTCTCGTGTTTCTTTACCCTCACTGTCGCTCCCTAATAATATAACTGCGTAATGCAGTATCTTTAATAAATCTTGTTTGTTTCTTCCTTCTTTCTTTCCATAGCGTTGTGCATATTTTATAATATTTCCTATGCAGAAACCTTCGCCATGACCAGCATCGAATATAAACTCGGTTGACTGGATTTTATTCATACTATAATGTTGGTCGTATGTTCCCAAAATATGATTTTTAAGTATTAATAATACTTCGTCCTCGTTAAACTTGTATTTTGTTTCAGAGTTAAAAGATGTTTTATTTCCATTATCATACTTGTCTGTAAATTTAGACATCTGTTTTCTCCGAGTTAAAAAAGAAAACCTGTACTAATCTACCTGTTTTCTTATCGTAGCCAAACCCTGCATTAAACGGGGCATGCCAATAATGAGCAGGATAAACTGCACATCTGTTAAAAATATTACCTACATAAGTATGTAGTTCCCAATCTTTATCATTATCTTTAGCTTTCCACTCTCCAAAAAAGGCAGCATTTTCATCTCCTTTCATTTTACTTTCGGTGGCATATATTTTATTTGTTCTTTTATTTCTAAAAAGTCCTGTTCCTGTGCTAACATCTGCTGCAGGTTGCATATAAACAATAGCAGCCCAACCAGTAGACCCATGCTCAGTATTAGACTTTACTGTAGACGGCATAATATCATTATGAATCCAATTTAAAGTCTTACCTTTTTTATACCTTCTATCTGTTTCCATGCCTAAGGTAAATCCACAATTACTGTTCATAGTTGGAAAATCTATTAACTTGCTTCCAATAACTCTTTCTAATCTATTACGGCAGTACAATCTGTTTTCTTCTGAGAAAGTACCAACTGTACGCTTTCCTGGAAAGTTATTAGTATTTCCTTTACCTCCAGGGTAGTAGAATAATTTGAGAGCATTTTCTCTCACTTCCATAGGGTTGGGATAAAAATCGTCTAGTATATGAATCATTTGTCCAATTCATCTAATACATCTAATCCACCTTCTATCTTTGCAAGATATTCTCTTTTCTTATTTAACTGTCCTTTTAGTACATCAATCTCTTGTTCAACTGCGTCTCTTTGTTGTGTTAAATTATTTCTTATCATAGCACTATGAGACATTGTCTCAGGGGGTGTCTTTGTAATTCCTAGTAAAGCGTCTAGTACATTATCTTTTTCCATTGTTTAATCTTACTCCATTTAGCAACTGATACTCAGTGCCATTACTTTTTCTAACTACAATAGGTCGTTTTAAGTTTTGATTTGTTTCTAGTCTTTTCAATTGATTTAATATTTATTAATAAATAATAATGTAGGGAAATAAT